AATCCTATAGCTGGTATCCCCACACAGATGAGCAAACACCATGTCGGCTATCTTGCTTGCCCACCAATACTGCAAAGCATCCTTACCTTCTTGCATAAGATTATAAGGAATCCTCTGCTGGTCCATTCTACCGCCAGTAGATACAGCATGATTGAGCTCTTCCACTGTAACCTTAAAGTCACGGAACAGAAGTTCCTCTTCATTTCCTTCTACTGTATCCCTTCCTACTATACCTTCACCAGTCAACGGAAGCCTAATGCCAAAGGTTATCTGATCGCCATCTCCCTTCCCGAGCTCCGTCCTTGTCTGAACTATACTATCTGGGCCTTTCCCTATAAGATAAGCTATTTCAGTAGACGGAAGCAGGAGAGAAAATAGCTCCCTTGCCCATCGTTTCCTTGTTAAAGGATCATTTGTTAGAAATTTTGTCTCCATTTAAGTACTCCTAACCTATTTCAATTCTCCCGCAAGGTATTTACTGTAGACCTCCCTGGGAACTTTAGACAGCTCTTCTTCTGGAAGATTATCTATCTTAGAAGCTGTCCAGCCAACATCTCCGCCTCCAGCACCTCCATCGAGATTCTGCAGGCTTGATGGAGCATCAGCGGCTTTCTTCTTCTTACCTCCCTCAGCCTTCTGAAAAGAAGGATGATGTTTCTTTATAAGATCATACATATACCTATAAGGATTTGTCAACGACCATACCCAAGCCTCTACATCTGCAGAGGCCTCCCTTACACTGACTCCATTTTTCTCAGCATAATCCTTGGCCATAGCTTCTATCATATCATCAAAGTTACTTTGAGATACAACAGAATCTACATCCTCATATTTAGGATTAAGCCTCATCATTTCAAGGACTGTATCCAGTTCCTTTTCTCTTTGCTTCACAAGAGCATCTTGCTCTTTCTGAGCCTTCTTATCTTCCTCAGACAGAATCCCAGCCTTGTCAAGGATCTTTTCAGAGCCATCTACTCTACTACTTAGCTCATCCATGACACGCTTGTTTTCTCTCAACAACTGTCTGAGTTCTTGAATCTCAGCGTCCCTGGCTGCAAGTTGCTCTTCTAATCCAGGTTCCTTTTCTCCTTCTTTCTCGCCAGCATCCTCAGAACCTTTCTCACCTTCATCTTGACCTTGGCCCTCATCTTGACCCTCATTTTCAGGATCTCCGTCCTCAAGAGGTTCCAAGCCTTCCTCTTGCGACTTGTTCAAATCTTCCATTCTCTTTCTCCTTTAAGAATATTTTAATAATTCACCAGTCTCTAAAGAGACTCTAAGCCTTCTTTTCCTCTTCTTTCTTTTTCACCGAAGAAGAGGTCTTAGCTTCAAGTTCCTTCCTCCTAAATTCTTCTTCCCTTCTAATCCTCTCTTCGTTATATTTCTGAACCTTCATTTTAGTAGACATTGGCAGATCCAGATATTCCAAAATAACTTCTGGTGGAATAACACCTGGATCATTGTGAGCAATCTCTATAAGTCTACTGGCAATCTCTTGCTTCATTGTAAGATTCTCAGCTGCTTCATCAATGACTACGTCAAACTTGCCAGCACTTACATCATTAAACCCTGGGCCTTGTGGATTAAGTTGCGTGTTTATCTCAACTAATCTCTCACCTTCAGGCCCTTCAATTCTTATCAACCTTGGCATGGTAACATATTGCTGGATAAGAGAAAGCATTTTTTGAGTTCCAGCTATTCTACTCGCTCTAAAGTTCCTCAACAGGATATATAAAACAGCTATATTAGACTCAAGCCTCAATCTCGCAGTAACTCCAGGCTCCCTTGAAGACGTTTGCTTGCCCATAAGTGGATCTTGTATTCCACTTACATCCTTCATACTTTGTTGAAAGACTCCATCAAGAATAGCATATATGTTACTTATCCGTGGCTGATCTGAGAACTTTACCCTTCCAAGCCCTCCTCTTTCAAGCTCCAATCTAAAATTGGGCTCAGAAGAGTGCTTATCATATTCATCTATGTTAAGAATTGCATTCACTTCATGCATTAAGATTCCCTTTGGGGCAGTCTGAAGTAGATGCACCAGCTGTCTTCTCATGGTATTAAGAGCTCTTTGAGGATCTTTTTGCATAGTAATAGCTCCAAACCACCTATTTTCATCCTCATTCTTATAAGCTCCATATTGTACTATAGGAAATCCTTCATGTTTATACTTAGATAAACCGCTTTCTAAGAGAATTCCACCTGAGAAAATAGCATAATGCATGAATTTCTTAACAGTCTCCACTGCCTCAGGGACTTCATTAATAACCCTTCCATCAGGAAGCCTTAATCCTTCCTTAATAGCTTTCTTAAACCTTTGCCAGCCAGGTCTTGTTAAATATTCTGGCCTTCCTGTAACTGGGTTTATAAACCAAACAACTCTCTCAGGGACCTTATAATAAGCCTCAATTAACCTAAATAGTTCCTTGCTCTCATCAAAGAAACTTGGCACATATAAGCCCATACTTCCTTGCATCATTGCAGAGGTTGCATCCTTAAACTCTGGCCAAAATGCAGCTATATCTTCCTCCTTGAACCATCTACTTATGAAAACAAACCTGGCATCTTCATCAAGATCATAGGCTATACTGTTAGGATCCACAAGAACATCTCTTCCTGGCAGTCTGGTAGCCTTTATCTCTGGCTCAAAGGGATTAGAATTGTCTATATAAAAGTATAAAAAAGACCTTCCACTCTTGACAGTATGTTCAAAGCAATCCATTTCTTTATCAGATAGCTTTAAAGTATACCTAAAATGCTTTATACATCCATTCATAAGCTCTGTCAAGGCTTCATCTTCCCTTCCTACTGGAAGAACATAAGGAACTCTCCTAACCTGATCAGCCAGGCCAACGAGCTTATCTATCTTAGGCTTTATTTCATTATATACAGTATTAGGCCTTCTTTGAGCTTTTAGGAGAGCAAGAACTTCTCTACTATCCTGCTCTCCTGCATAGAAAGCATAATCCTCTTCAGCTACCTCCCTCCACTTAGACTCAGGAATAGACCTTTCAGCTTCATTTAGCCAGGTAGTTAGCTTCTGTAAAACAGGATTATCTGCTCCAACTGGATATACAGTTTCTTCTATATTCAAGGTATTTTCCTTTATTTATCCTTATTATGTTCCTTTTCTAACAAGGATATTAACCTTTCAATAATAGGGATCATTGCTTCCCCAAAAGCTTCAAGAAGAGGAAGACATCTTTCAATTAATGCTATGATTCTTTCTGCTTTTCCCATCTTTTATCCTCCAAATATCACTTTGTATTTTGAATCTTTACCTTCTCTTTCTCATACTCAGCCTTGACTTCATCAGGGCTCCAGGAAGCTTTACCTTTCTTCCCCTTCTCAAGCTCCTGCTTTCGCAAAGCCTCTTTAAACTTGGCTTTTGTTACAGGCCCTTCAATCTCAACATATTCATATTGCCAGATTTTACGAGATTTGCCGTTTATATCTTTGATAGCCATTTGATGGATATTGTAATTGACTTGTGTCTTCCCTCGGCTTTTTACAAACTTAGCAGGCTTCGTATCTGAGCTTGCCTGCATAGCAAAGGCCGAGGAAGAGATGGAAAGAAAGATTATTGTTAAGAATGTTGATATAAGCTTCATGTGATAACTCCTAAATTAATAAGCTAATCGACTTGTATTGTAGTGATAATTACCAGACGACGTACTATACAAAGCCCAATAAGCAACTCCGTTTTGTGTGTTATTATTTGCCCCACCACTCTTTCGAGCTATTCGCCAACCAGGATTTTGTTGATAGTAATCAGTTACATACGTACTTGAACTTCCTCCTATAGAAGTAGGCAAAAATCCCCTTGCAATTTGTGCAAGAGTTTTCTGGTATCCATCAACATCTGCCAATGTCACCCCCAAAGAAGTATAATTGGTCATGGTATCATCTGCAAAATGTGTATCATCGTTGCAGACGTAAGGAACATGATCATTAATATTAATCCCATCAACCCACTCCCAAAGATGCCCATAGAAATTCTCAATTCCTCTATAAGACATATATGAACCAGTATTGCCGTCTCCATTACTTACATTTCCAGTAGAATTGCCAAGAACATTACTCAACCCAGTCTTTTCAATAGAATTGTTGTTATTCCAAATATTCCATGTACCGCCACTCCAATCTGTCAACCCCGCACCTATTTCAGACTGACTATACCAACTTCCATACTCAACAAGATAGAGAAGTTGAACAGCACTTACAAGATCATAATCCTGCTGTCTCCAGCCAGTTCCTCTGTTAGCTGCTATAGTTCTGAACTGTACTCTTGTTCCCTTGGTCATAGGAGCCTTACCAGCCACACTCCCCAAAACATCATTAGACCAATCTCTTTGGGTCTGGATTGTGCAGGCTACACTGGCTTCATCTGTCAGATCACAATCTGTAGTTATTGTTGTATCGGTTACGGCTGTGACATTACAGGTCAGATTGTTGTTGGTCGTGCCAGATATGACTATTGTATCCACTCCCGCTTCCAAGTTTGTAAATGGATGAGTCAAGGTATCACTGCTGATAGTCTCAGTCGTGCCGTTGAAAGACATCTTATAACTGGCATTGGAAGGCAGATATAGACCATTAATGTACCTGTCTTTTGAAGTGTCATATAGAACACCCTCATAAGCACCCATGTATCTGGCTGTTACATTATCTCCATTCTTTTGAAACGCATAGTGAAGATGATAACCAGGCATCTGGTCATAGCTTATCAAGTGCCCATGCCAACCATTGTCATACCAGTACTTATGATAGAAAGCAGGAATCTCTACCATAACCTGGCCATCATCTCCATTAAAGACGCCGGTGCAAATCTCAAAGGTATCTCCAGTAACAAAT